GCCAATGGCTACAAGTTTCATAAGTTTCATTATTTGCCTTATGTTGTAGCTCTAAAACTGATAAAAGGGGCTTTATTTTAAAGATAAAAAAAAGAGGCATTTATGGAACTAAACAGTTTAATTTTTTGGAACGCAATTCTTTCACTTGTTTATGCGCCTCTTGTTTATATGATTAGAACCAACCTCCAGGAAATTAAACGTCTTGATGTTTTGATTAACAAAACCAGAGAAGAAATACCAAGATTTTATGTAACCAAAGCTGATTTGCATACTGATCTCAACAGGCTATTTGTTCGCCTGGACAAGATAGAAGATAAAATTGACAAACTAGCAGAGAACCAGTGAAAGCAACAAACAAACACAGCCTTGATCTTTTAATACGAAAGATTGGTGATGATAAAGAACGACTGAAAGACAAAGCACAGTTTATTTGGCTGATTGGCAGCCAAGTCAAAGGCACAGCAACAGCAGATAGTGATACTGATTTGCTGATTGTCCAATATCAAGACAATTTAGAAGATTGGAAACAAGAACTGCGGCACTTCTCTAGTTTTCTTCCTGGCATTAAACTTCAAACCCACCAGTTGTTAAGCAATCAATGGGAAAACATCAAAAACAAAAAATCTGCTTTTTATCGAGGCGTTATAAATGAGAAAGATCATGTTGAGGTCATAGGTAATGCCTAGAGGAGACAAAAACAACCCGATTGTTTCACCTTTTGGTTGGGCAAACACCCCTGTTTCTAATGCGGTTGGGGTAAACCAGCCCCTACCAAACCCTTGGTATGTTCCGGATTTACCAGAAACCATTTCAACAGTTTTCCCTACTCCATATAGTCCTGATGCTCCACAAACAACAGGGCTTCCAAGCGAGGCAGAGCTTCTTGGGATTGTTCCAGGAGATGCTTTAGGTGGTGTGTTTGTAGAGCCTACTTTTTTTGGTGATGAAAACTATGATGAAAACCTTTACATAGATGAGGTTGTGCCACTTTATGCAGAGAATGGGCTTCCTATTTGGGGCAACTGGTCAGAAGAACAATTATTTGAAAAAGCAAACGAACTATTAGCCGAGCAAGAGAGTGGTGTTACTTTAGTTCTTTGGGGAAGCATATATAAAAAAACCGAAGATCAAATTGTAAAAATAGAAGATTCAGATAGTTTTAACGACTACAAGGTAGGAGACAAACAAATATGGCTTGATGATTATGGCAGTCCTCATACTCACATATACGACCCTGACCCAGATGCACCAGAGCTTGATCCCTGGCGACTAGAAGAAACAACGCCCACCACCCCAGATCCAGAGCCTGCTCCAGTTGTAACTCCACCTATAACTCCACCAGTTGTAACTCCACCTATAACTCCACCAGTTGTAACTCCACCTATAACTCCACCAGTTGTAACCCCTCCAGTTGTAACTCCACCTATAACTCCACCAGTTGTAACACCACCAGTTGTAACTCCGCCTATAACTCCACCAGTTGTAACTCCACCTGTAATTCCACCAGTGGTAACTCCACCAGTTGTAACACCACCAGTTGTAACTCCACCTGTAATTCCACCAGTGGTTCCACCAGTAGTAACTCCACCTATAACTCCACCTGTAGTGCCTCCAGTTGTAACACCACCTGTAATTCCACCTATAGTGCCACCAGTTGTAACACCAGTAGTAACACCACCTGTAATTCCACCTGTAATTCCACCTGTTGTTCCACCTGTAATTCCACCTCCACCTGTGGTAACACCTCCAGTGGTAACACCTCCAGTAGTAACACCACCAGTAGTAACTCCACCACCGCCACCACCTCCACCGCCACCTCCACCTGTGGTAACACCACCTGTGGTAACTCCACCTCCACCTGTGGTAACACCACCTGTGGTAACACCACCTGTGGTAACTCCACCTCCACCTGTGGTAACACCACCTCCACCAGTGGTAACTCCACCT